ATACGGAAAAAGCTCCGTCAATGTCGGAACTTCTTCTAAATGAAACTGAAAATCATTTTCACTAAGGAATTTGGAGGATAATATGCGTGCAAAACCAATAGCACAAAAGAAATTACAAGGAACATACCGAAAGGACAGAGCAGCGGGTGCGATCGATGAACGCTTTGAAAATTTGAAACGTATTCCGAAGCCGCCCGAAGAACTAAATGACTTAGCAGTTGAAGTTTGGTATGCAGTTGGCAAGCAATTAGTTGATGCCGGAATTTTCAAATCGGTCGACATTATATCATTTGCAATGTTTTGCGCAGAAGTTTCAAAATGGCGCGAAGCTGAACAGCACATCAAAGACGAGGGTCTCACGTATATTCCACCGCGTGGACGTCTTGTGAAAGAAAATCCGTGGGTAAGAATATCCCGTGCTGCCCTTGACAACGCACGCCGCTTTTTTGGCGAGTTCGGGCTTACACCCGCTGAACGAACAAAGATCAAAATTTTGGATACACCGGAGGATGAGTCACTCGCAGATAAATTGTTCAATCTCACACAAGAAGAAATTGAGCAGGAATCTAATAAAGAATGAGTCTTCCAGAATTTACGTATGAACAGTACATTGAAGACATTCTAAGCGGAAAAATTGTCGCGTGTCATTGGGTAAAAGCCGCGTGCAGACGACACAAAAAGGATCTGGTCGAAGGCAAAAAACGCGGATTATATTTTGATCACTCCGCAGCCAAAAAGGTCATTATATTCTTTTCACTTCTGAAGCATTCTAAAGGTGAATGGGCAGGAAGAACCATAACTTTAGAACCATGGCAGCAGTTTATTCTCGCGATGATTTTCGGATGGAAAAAGAAGGACGGCAACCGCCGTTTTAGAACATCGTATTTAGAAACAGCGCGCAAAAATGGTAAGACAACCCTGGCGGCCGGCGTTGGTTTGTATATGATGCTCGCAGATAATGAGCCCGGTGCTGAAATTTATTCCGTCGCAACCAAGCGTGATCAAGCTAGATTATCACATAGTGAAGCAACCCGCATGGTAAAATCTTCGCCGGAAGTAAAGCGAGAATGCACAGTTTTCCGAGATAATATTCATATTATGAACACTGCGTCAAAATTTGAACCCCTTGGTGCCGACGCGGACACACTTGATGGTTTGAATATCCACGCAGTTCTTGCAGATGAAATTCATAAGTGGAATGGTCGTGACGTATGGGATGTGTGTGAAACAGCAACCGGATCCCGACGTCAACCATTGATGTTTGCAATTACAACTGCAGGTTATGACCGTCAGTCACTTTGTTTCCAACAACACGAGTATACTGAGAAGGTGCTGGACGGAATTATTGAAGATGACTCGTGGTTCGGTGTCATTTTCACTCTTGATAAAGATGATGACTGGGAAGATGAAAGTGTTTGGATAAAAGCCAACCCGAACCTTCATGTGTCAAAAAAGATTGAGGATATGAGGCTTTTAGTAAAGCGGGCAAAAGAAATGCCATCACAATTGAACGCTTTTTTGCGGCTTCATCTTGACATATGGACACAATCGGTAACTAAATGGATCAGCGTAGAACATTGGGAAGGATGTGGAGGACCAGTAGATGCGGATGGTTTACGCGGACGCACGTGTTATGGAGGGTTAGATCTGTCGAGTAATACAGACATTTCAGCCTTTTTGTTGGTATTTCCACCCGAGGTTCCTAAAGATACATATAAAATTTTAGCCCGCTTTTTCATTCCAGAGATGGCAATATTAGAAAGAGTAAAGAGGGATAGGGTTCCGTATGATGTTTGGGTGCGTCAAGGATTTATTACTGCAACACCTGGCGAGATTATCGATTATGAGTGGATTATTCACCAGATAGACGAGGATATGCAGGCCTATGATCTTAAGGAAATTGCATTTGACCGCTGGGGTGCTTCAAAAATTCAAACAGAACTCATGGATCTTGGGGGTAGTGAATTTATGGTGCAATTCGGTCAGGGATATGCAAGCATGTCACCGCCTACAAAGGATCTGGAACGGTTGATTATCGGTCATCAGCTGTCACACGGAAATAACCCCGTGCTGACTTGGATGGCAAACAATCTTGTAGTTGTTATGGATGCCGCAGGTAACTATAAGCCAGATAAAGAAAAAAGTACGGAAAGAATTGATGGAATGGTTGCACTGATTATGGCAATGGACAGGGCAATGAGACGTGTAAGTGATGGACAATCTGTATACGAAGAACGTGGACTTGAAACAGTATAATATGTTATAATGGTTTATATTGGACTAAGCCTCGTAAGGAGCAAAAATGGTGTTTAACCGCTATCCTGAACTACGGGAAGTTGTAGTAAATTGTAAAACAGACACAGTGTTCAAAGGTGTATTGTATAAGCATACCCGCAATTATATTGTATTAAAAAATGCACAATTATTACGAACAAAAAGCGCGCCAGTAGAAGTGGATGGAGAGGTAATGATTGATGTACAAAACATTGATTTTATACAGGTGGTGAGATAATGCCTATTGTAATATCCAATGCCACACTTACAGATATGCCAGCAGACTGGTGGCCTAGTCATCCAGGAAGCATAATGATGTATAATCGAGTAAATTATGATTATGCTGCATTATACAGTGCTCAACCAAATGTTCGGACATGTGTCGATTTTATTGCTAGAAATGTTGCTCAATTGGGCATACACGTGTTCAGAAAAGATGCTGATGGAAATAAAATTCGACTAAATGATCATCCTCTTGTGTCTGTTTTGAACAAGCCACTTCCTGCAGAATATAAAGTGACTCGGTACAGGATGATCGAGTCATTGATGGCAGACTATGGAATATACTTGAATGCCTTCATGCTAAAAATAAAGATAGAGGGTGCGCCTCTTGGATTATTGCGTCTTCCACCGCAATACATCACGGTGCACGGAGGATTAGTGCCTACCCAATATGAATTCAACTTCGGAGGCGAGCGAAAGTTATATGATCCCGATACAGTTGTTCATATTGGTGGGTACAATCCAAACAGCAGTACATCAGGGTTGTCTCCACTTGAAACATTGCGAAGAATTCTTGCGGAAGAGCAGGCAGCTGGAGACTATCGAGAACATTTTTGGCAGAATTCAGCTCGCATATCTGGTGTAATTGAGCGGCCGATCGCAGCACCAAAATGGTCAGAACCTGCTCGCGAACGTTTCAAAGCAGAATTTGAAGCGTTGCATGCGGGTGCAGAAAATTCAGCAAAAACAGCAATCCTTGAAGAAGGGATGACTTGGAAAGGGATGGCATTCACTCCAGAACAAAGTGAATATCTTCAAAGTCGAAAATTGACTCGAGAAGAATGCGCCCGTGCTTATCATATTCCACCACCATTGGTAGGAATTTTAGATAATGCAACATATTCTAACATTCAAGAGCAACACAAAATGTTGTACACTGATGTTATTGGTCCGTATTTGTCAATGTTAGAACAAGACTTTCAATCTCAATTACTTCCAGAAGTTGAGGATGCTGAAGGTGTGTTTGTGGAATTCAACATCGCTGAAAAGTTACAAGGCGATTTTGAAACACAGAGTAAAAGTTTACAAAGTGCGATCGGTCGTCCATGGATGACTGCGAATGAAGGACGCGCGATAATGAATATGCCAAGAGTTGATGATCCAAGTGCTGATCAACTTGTAACACCATTAAATGTTCTTATGGGAACTCAAGCCAGCCCGAATGACTCAGACTCTACAGTTGAAAAACAATATAAAGAATATAAAGAGCATAAAGAAATTTATATTTCTGGAACAGATCCAGTGATGTTTGAAGTCCATAAGTTGAAATGGGTAGAATTATACGCCAATCATTATAGGCGGCAGGAAAAAGCTGTTTTGAGCGTTTTACCGACAGTGGTGGATAATTTATATGCCGAAAGTATTTGGTGGGATGCAGAACGTTGGAATAAAGAATTGAAAGATGATTTAGAACGTCTGAACATGTATTCTGCGATTGCATTTGCGACTAGAATTACAAATACTCTTGGATTTGAATTTTTGAAGGATCCTATTTATCCGTGGGTTGTAAAACATTCGGAAGTACAAGCTGAAAGCATAAATTTGTATACGTTCAATGCTCTAAAAGAGGCGACAGTAAAAGAAGATCCAATTCTTAGCGTGAAAAATGTGTTTTTGGCAGCTGGAAGTATTTGGGCACTTTCACAGGCAATTACATCGCTCACAGCAATAAGCAACTTCGGAGCAGTTGAAGGTGCGAAAGCGAGTAAACTAAAAAGTAAAACTTGGGTAGTAAACAGCGATAAACCGCGTGATCAACATTTGAAAATGGACGGCGAGACTGTTGGAATAACAGAAAGATTTTCAAATGGGATGAAATGGCCGGGTGATCCAGCCGGCGGCGCAGAAAATAACTCAAACTGCATGTGCAGTGTTAGATTTAACAGATAATGAAAGGATGGTAATTATGACGCATAAAACTTTTACTGCTCCAATTGAGTTAAAAGAAGACGATAATAAAGAAGGAACTTTTCAAGCGGTATTTAGCCGATTCAATGTAATTGATCACGATGGTGACATTACGTTGCCTGGAGCATTTACTGACGGACAAAAAGTTCGTATTTCTTATTGGGGTCATCGGTGGCAAGATCTTCCAGTAGGACGTGGAGAGATTCATGCCGATGATGAAAAAGCGTGGGTTGATGGTCAGTTTTTCTTAGATACTGAGCACGGGTTGGAAACATACAAAACAGTCAAAAATTTGCAAGAACTTCAGGAATGGAGTTATGGTTTTGATGTAAAAGAATCCGAACATGGTGAAAAAGATGGTATACACGTGCGTTATTTGAAGTCGTTGGATGTGTATGAAGTTGCTCCAGTCTTCTTAGGTGCTGGAATTGGAACATCAACTACAATGATCAAGCAAAAAAGTGATCAAGAAATAGAAAAACCTGATACAATAGATAATGACGAAGACCAGACCGATTCCGGTGTGTCAAGCGGCGTATCACCAAGTGTTGTATTAGTTCAGTTAGACATTTTAGATTATGGAGAATAATTATGAACGAGCAAATTAAAGCATTATTGACACAGGTACGGGAAATTGCTGATGCGGCTGAAAAAGCTGGTCGCGATTTTACTGCCGAAGAGCGGACCAAAGTGTCTGCAATGATGGATGATGTGAAGAAATTAAAAACTGCTGAGCAGGAAAAAGAAAAAGATAAGGCTCTAAAAGGCCAGATCTTAGCTCTTGAAGAAGAGTTTTCTCGCACGCAGACAAAATCTTCACCTGCTGTAACTCCTGGAAAAGGTGAATCTATCGGTGAGCGATTTGTAAACTCGGAAGAGTGGAAAAATTGGCTCACAGCAATTGCTCCAAATGGGCATATTCCCGATGGACGAAAAGGTTTATCTTCTCCCCCAGTTGAATTCAAAACTTTGTTCAAAGATCTGGTTACTGGGTCGAGTGTAACAAGCGCGGGTGCGTTTGTTCAGACCGACTATACGGGAATTTATGAGCCTCTTGGACGTGATCCCATCAATATTATGGGTCTTATTTCCCGCAGATCTACCACGAGCGATTTAGTAGAATTTGTTCGGCAAACTTTAGGTGTGTCGCAAGCCGCACCTGTGCCAGAAGCAAATGTTACTACATATGCTGGATCTGAAGGTCAAGTGTCTGGCAAGAAACCAGAAGCCGCTATGGGATTTGAGAAAGTACAAGAACCTGTGAAGACCATTGCAGTGTGGATTCCTGCAACTAAACGCGCGTTATCAGATGCTTCTCAGATTCGTGGAATAATTGATCAAGAACTTCGCGATGATCTCAATGAGGAATTAGAAGATCAGTTGATTAACGGAGACGGTGCAGGAGAAAACTTCACTGGATTGTTGAACACTTCGGGTATTCTTACTCAAGCGTATGATACTGATATTTTGACCACAACTCGCAAAGCCATAACTTCATTACAAGTTACTGGAAAAGCACGCCCAACTGCGTGGGTATTCAATCCGAGTGACTGGGAAACTATTGAATTGCTGAAAGATGCCGAGAACAGATATTATTGGGGTGGACCTCTGATGAGCGGACGTCCTCAATTATGGGGTGTTCCCGTGGTCAATAGTACGCGTGTTCCTGTAGGTACATCACTTCTAGGCGACTGGAGAAAGATGGTTATTTGGGATCGTGAAGCTGCCACCATTCAAGTGTCGGACAGTCACTCTGATTTCTTCATTCGCAATATGGTTGCAATCTTAGCTGAAATGCGAGCTGCAATGGGTGTAATCAGACCATCAGGATTTGTCGAAGTTGATCTGGTTGAAGGATCATAATCATAACTAAAATTGAATATGTGTTGGAGGTGTCTACGCATGCCTCCAACACAATCATTGGTGAAATATGAAAATTATTCCCGAAAAAGCTAAAAGAATTCATGGACTCATGGTTGAAAATGAATTGGCTGTTCTTTGCAGGTTAGCATGGGGATCACAATCAATAGTTGAGTTGGGATGTTTCAAAGGAAAATCTTTAGCAGCAATGGGATTGTCGAATAAAGACGCAGTGCTGTACGGTGTCGATTTCTTCGGTGATATGAGTCATAGAAATTACAAAGGATCAACGCTGGAAGAAACAAAAACAAATTTAGAAGCAGCTGGAGTATCGGCAAAATTTTATGTTGGTAAAACAGACGAAGTTGTAGAAGATTTTGAACATACTGTGGATATGTTACATATTGATGCCGGCCATTCATATGACGAATGCATGAATGATTTGAAAAATTGGGTTCCAAAAGTTCGTAAGGGTGGAGTTGTCTGTATACACGACTATGGAATGCCTCACAAAGAAATATTAGAACGCCCAGAAGTTATGCAGGCTGTAGACGACTGGAGAAATTCAGAATTTGAAGAAATTGAATTAGACGGAACAATGATCGCATTCCGGCATATTATTGCAGAAGAAGGAATTTTGTTTGTTGCATACGGTGATAAAGCAAAAGACCAAGTGCTTGAAAATATCAAAAATTTGCGAAAAATTACGCCACTTCCTATAGCAATCATCAGTGATAATATATTTGAAAGCGCCAATCATACTGTGTTACATAAGGAAGTTGACACAGGTGCACGTGCGCAAAAAACTAGGATATATTCATTGTCACCATTTAGAAAAACATTGTTTTTAGATGCTGACACAGAAGTTAGAATGGATCCTTCATTTGGGTTCAAATTATTAGATAAAGTTGATTTAGTAATTGGTCAAGATGTAAATAGACGGTTATTCGGAATCAATTGGCCTAATCTGAATCAGATTGAATTAAAAGAAACGAAGTCTGATATCGGTATTGATGTAATGTACTTCAATACTGGTGTAATGTTTTTTACTCGAAGTGAGCGTAATAGAAAATTATTTCAAACGTGGAATAGAGAATGGGAAAAGTTTGGAGCTCAAGATCAACTGGCATTTATTCGAGCACTGAACAAACATCCAGTAAGAATTTCAATTATGCGTGATAGATTCAACACTCATCATGAAAAGAATGTTACTTTTGTATATCACAAGCATAGAACAGTCTCAAGAGCAGGTGCGCCAAAATGAATAGCAGAGAAATTTCAAACGCAGTAGAAAATGCATTCAAAGTACCCGGGCTATATAGACGAGATGAGGCTGCATTTTTGTACCGTCTCGCATGTAGAAAAGGTCTTCTTGTGGAATTAGGATGTTATTTAGGACGATCAACGTCAATATTATTACAAGCGGCGAAAGTATGGGGTGCGTCTGTTGTAAGTGTAGATGCGTTCAGCGAAATGCCAAATGATAGAACGCGTGCGACACCAGATAAATGGAAAAATAATTTGAAAAGTATTGGACTTAGTCCGTCTGAATTAATCGCAAAAACTACAGACGAAGCAGTGAAAGATTGGACTAGAGAAATTTCTCTATTATTTATTGACGCAAACCATGAATTATCTTATGTTGTAAGGGATCTTGAAAATTGGACTCCATTTGTAAAAGTAGGCGGAATAGTTGCACTTCATGATATGTTTTATCTGTCTATAACTGGAGTAGCAACCGCTGTAGCGCAGTGGTGGCAAGAAGAACGAAATGGACACAGTCCAAAATGGCAACTAATTGGATTGCATGATTATACTATTGCATTCAAAAGGATTTCATCATGACATCTGGCATTATTTATATGTGTTTTGGACAGCAAGCGTGTGTTGAAGCATCTTATAGTATAAAATCATTCCGACGTTTTGTAGATTATAAAGTGTGCGTTGTTGGTGATGAATGGGCTGAAAATCATTTCAAAAGCGACGATAAAGTTACATTTATAAAGTGTGATGTAAATCCATATGATGAAAGTGCGCCGAATAAGTTCAAATTTATGGCCGGACGGATAAAGCCATTATTAGCGGAATTATCACCGTTTGATAAAACACTGTATGTTGATGCTGATACATCGTTCAGAAAATCTCCAAAATTCGGGTTTGATTTATTGGACAAGGTTGATTTTATTGTTGCAGAAACACAGACGCGATCTATACGTGATACAATTGCAGGACAGGAAGAAAGTAAATACACGTGTGATATATTTGAAAACGATATGATGTTGTATCATAATTCTGGGATGTTATTCTGGAATAAAGATGATTCTGTTATAAATTTATTCAAAGAGTGGTCAAATGAATGGCAAAAATTTCATGGATGGGATGAGCAAGTTGCATTATTGCGGGCGCTTATAAATACAGACGTTTTATTTATGACTGTTCCGTACACATGGAATTGTAAATATGAGCGTGATGCATTTTTTATTCATCATTGGTTTGGTACAGGGACAGCACGCGGTGATGCTACAGAGTTAGATAAATCGCGCGCACATAAATTTAGATCTGATGGGTCAATGATAAGAATAGAAGTTGCTCCAAATAGATTTGTCAAATGTCATCCAGAAGATCAAGAAAAAGTTATTCAGAGATTCCGTAGTGAAAGGCGGTAATATGAGAAAAGATGATGTGTTAGTAAGAGTTCAAATTAGCGGTTCACGATATGTGAAGATGTATAAGAAAGATGCAATTGCCAAAGGTCTATTGAAAGAAAAAGCGCAGGTGCCAAATAAAATGATTGCGTCTGTAAATAATAAAGCAGTTGTTCCGGCTATGGACGATTTGTCTTTAACAATTGATAGTGAAGTGCAAGATTTTACAGAAATTCCTGGTGTCGGTGCATCAACTGCGCAAAAGATTGTCGATCATGGAATAACAACATTATTGCAGCTTCAACATTCAGATTTATCGTTTTTGCCGAAGTTTACACAGGCGGCAATAAGGAAGTTTTTTGAGGACTAATCATGGCTGATTTTTGCGAAGTTACAGACTTAGAAGAAATTCTACAAGTTGATATTGCTGATGATCCTATCAAAAATTCATCTGCGCTCAAGTCTATTCATGATGTCAGCGAAGCAATCAAGAGTTACTGTAAACAACGCATAGAATATATTGCCAGTGATGAAATTGAATTAGACGGTAATGGGTATAAGTGGATTCTTCTTCCTGAATTGCCAGTGCATGATGTCATTTCTGTTATTGAAAACGGAGTTACATTAATAAAAAATGTTGATTATAAATGTGGTAATCATGGTATACTGTATAAAACATCTGGTGTGTGGTTGAAAGGTCCAAAAACTTTGGTAGTTACATATGAACACGGATATGAGAATATTCCAGAAGATATTTCTATAGTGTGTTCTCGTGCCGCGTCAAGATTGTATCAAGCAAGTTTATCAAGTGCAGACAATGACGGTATTCCAGGGATTGCGTCTAAACAACTCGGAGATTTTTCAGTAAGTTATGGATCTCCAGGATCTGGAACAGACGGTGCGAATGTCGGAGTGTCTGGAAGTCGACTGCTGTTGATGTCAGAAAAAGACATTTTAGATCGGTATAAAATAGAAGAGATATAATGGTCTTTCAATCATTACTAAATAATTCATTCAATATTTATAGAAAAACATCTACATCTGATGGACAAGGTGGATGGAATGAGAGTTTAGTATTATTAGGATCAACGGAAGGAAGAATCCGTCCAGCAAATTCTAATGAACGTATAACGGCACAAGGCGAAGAACAGAAAATAACGCATGTATTGTATGTGAAAGCTGATGTCGATATATCTAAAGGAGATGTTGCTGTATGCGGAGACTTGCAAGTAAGAATACTCGGGGTGCGTGATCCGTCATATGCCCATGAACATTTAGAAGTAGATGCATACGAAATTCAGAAGGAAGACATCCAATGATAAAGAATTGGCAGCCGCAAAAAGTAAAAGCAATGGTAAAAGGAATTTTGTCACAAAATGCTGAAGGCGTTGGCGTGTTTGTGGAGACTGAGGCGCGGAAGAAATTTGATGCGATAAGTTCTCCTGACACGAAGCGAGATATAAATTATCGTGCATTTTTGTCTAAATGGATGCTTACACATAAAGTTGAAATTACTGAAAACATAGTGGAAGTAAGCGTAGGAATGAGGATAGGTGATAGAGGATCTGGATCACATCATC